AGGTATGGATGCAACAAAATATGTTGTAACACACAATTCAACTTTATCTGAAGATCAATCTTTAGACTCAGGTGTTTTAGCGGGACCAGTTACAATTACAGCAACACAAACGATAACAGGAACTTTGGTAATTATTTAATGAGTGAAGTAAAAGTAAATAAAATTAGTCCAAGAACAAATTGTGGTACAACTACATTAGGAGATAGTGGAGATACATTTACAATTCCTGCAGGTGTAACAATTACAAATAATGGAACACAAACAGGTTTTGGTAGAACAGGAGCAGTTGATTGGCAAACAGGAAGTATCAAAACAGCAACATTTACAGCTTCTAATGGAGAAGGTTATTTTTGTAATACAACATCAAGTGCTTTTACGGTAAATTTACCGTCAAGTCCTAGTGCTGGAAACATAGTTGCAGTTTCAGATTATGCAAATAATTTTAACACTAATAATTTAACGATTGGTAGAGGTGGTTCAAACATAGAAGGATCTGCATCGGATCTTGTTCTGACTATATCCGGTACAGCAATGACTTTTGTTTATGTAGATGGAACTAAAGGTTGGAAAGTTGTTGGTGCAGGAAAAAAACAGGATGGTCAATCTGCAACATACATTTCAGCTTCAGGTGGTACAATTACAGAGGATGGAGATTTTAAAGTTCATACTTTTACAGGACCAGGAACTTTTACAGTTTGTTCAGTAGGCAATGTCGCTGGTGGTGGAAGTTCAGTAGATTATTTAGTAATAGCCGGTGGAGGTGGAGGTGGAACCCCACAAGGTGGTGGAGGTGGTGCAGGAGGATATAGAGAATCTTCTGGAGCAGCTTCTGGATGTTATACAAGATCTCCATTAGGAGCTTGTGTTTCAGCTGTACCAGTATCTTCACAAGCTTATCCTATAGTTGTGGGTGGCGGAGGAGGAACAACCTCACCTGGTGGCCCTGTAGGATCTAATGGAAATACTTCATCAGCGTTAGGAATATCTTCAGCTGGTGGTGGAACAGCTACATTTAATTGTCAACCTTCACCTAGTGGCGGATCTGGATCAGGAGCTCCAGGCGGTGGCTCTTCTGGCTATCCTAGACCAGGTGGGGCAGGTAATACTCCTCCAGTTAGCCCTCCTCAAGGTAATGCAGGTGGAGCTTGTCCAGCTAATTTTACACCTAACCGAACAGGTGGTGGAGGTGGTGGTGCAACAGCAGCAGGAGCTGCAGCAGCTTCTGGTTGCGCAGGAAACGGAGGAACTGGTGCAACATCTTCAATTAACGGAACTCCTACTCAAAGAGCAGGTGGCGGAGGCGGAGGTGGCCAAGCTGGATCAGCTGGCACTGCAAGTGGTGGAGGCGGAGCTGGTGGAATAGTAGCTGCATCCGGAACTGCAGGAACAGCAAATACTGGTGGTGGCGGAGGTGGTTCTGCACCAGGAAATTGTGGTGCAAATGGTGGTTCTGGAATAGTAGTAATAAGGTATAAATTTCAAAATTAGGTAAATTATGAGTAAAATAGAAGTAGATGCAATTGATAAACAAAGTGGTTCAACCTTAACATTAGGTGGATCGGGTACGGCTGTAACTTTAGCCAGTGGTGCTACACAATCAGGTTTTGGTAGAACAGGAACTGTAGATTGGCAGACATCAATTAAAACTTCTACATTTACCGCAGTAAATGGTGAAGGCTATTTTGTAAACACAACAAGTGGAGCTATAACTGTTAATTTACCAGCAGGAACTGCTGGATCAATAGTTGCTTTTAGAGATTATGCAAGTACTTTTGATGATAATAATCTAGTTCTTAATCCTAATGGATCACAAAAAATTGAAAACTCAACAGAAGATTTTAATATTCAGGGTGAAAATGAATCACTCACTTTGGTTTATGCAGATGACACAAAAGGTTGGTTAGTTGTTAATGATGGAAATAGAGATGCTGGAGCAAGCACAGCATTTATATCTGCAACAGGGGGAACAATTACAACAGTTTGTACAAATTTTAAAGTTCATACATTTACAGGTCCCGGAACTTTTTCAGTAACACAAGGATCTGGTCCTGTAGCAGTTGTTGATTATTTGGTAGTTGCTGGTGGTGGCGGTGCTGGAGGTGGAGAGGGAACTGGTGCTGGAGGCGCTGGAGGTTATAGAGAATCATCAGGTGCATCATCTGGATGTTATTCAGCTAGTCCTTTAGGGTCAGGTGTTTCAAGTTTACCAATATCACCCGGTTGTCATGCAGTAACAGTAGGTAGTGGAGGTAGTGGACACCCAGAATCTAATCCACAACAAGGTGCTTCAGGTTCTACTTCAGTTTTTCAATCTATAACATCTGCTGGTGGCGGAGGTGGTGGAGGCGGAGGTGGTTCCACAATTACAGACGGTTCTGGTTTATCTGGTGGGTCTGGTGGAGGTGGCGGTGGAAGAGCTGGTCCTGCTCCAGGCGGAACTAGACTTGGAGGAAATGGTAATACTCCTTCAGTATCTCCTTCTCAAGGTAATCCTGGCGGTCCATCTACTACATCTGCTGCAACTCCTAGTATAGACGCTGGTGGCGGTGGAGGTGGAGCAACGGCAGCAGGAACTGCTGGCTCAAGTGCTCCAGCCGGAGGAAATGGTGGAGCAGGAGCAACAAGTTCAATTAATGGGACACCAACAGCAAGAGCTGGTGGAGGAGCTGGTGCATCACAAGTAGGTCCAGGAGGCTCTGCAGGTTCTGGCGGAGGTGGTGCTGCAGGTTCAGCATCTCCTGTTAGCCCTCCTCAAGCAGGTTCAGGATCAAATGGAACAGCAAATACTGGTGGCGGAGCTGGAAGTTCTGGTGGTGGTGGTGATGGTGCTAACGGAGGTTCTGGTGTAGTAATAATAAGGTATAGATTTCAATAATTATGACAAGTACAATTAAAGTAAATAACATAAAAGATACAGGTGACAACAATATGGTTGTTAAGTGTGGAAGCACACTTACTCTAGGAAAATCTGGTGACACAGTTGCTATTGCAGCAGGTGCTACACAATCGGGTTTTGGTAAAACTGGTGCTGTTAATTTTATTACAACCCCTAAGACAGGAGATTTTACAGCAGCAGCTGGTGAAGGATATTTTATAAATACAGGAGGTGGAACAGTTACAGTTACACTTCCAGGCTCTCCAAGTGCAGGAAATATGATAGCTATTTCAGATTATAATTCTACTGCTGGAACAAATGCAATTACGATTGCTAGAAATGGTTCTAATATAAACGGAGCAGCAAGTAATTTACTAATACAAAAATCAAACTCAGCAGTTCAATTAGTATATGTAGATTCAACAACAGGTTGGCAAAATGTTACTACAGCAAATCCATCAGACATCCAAGAAACATTTATTGCAGCAACAGGCGGAACAATTACAACATCTGGAAATTGTAAAGTTCACACATTTACAGGTCCTGGTACTTTTTGTGTATCACAAATTTCAGGCAATGATAATAATAACGAAGTTTCATATATAGTAGTTGCTGGTGGTGGCGGTGGTGGTAGTCGTGATGGTGGCGGCGGTGGTGGAGCCGGTGGTTTTAGAGAAAGTAAATCTCCTGTAACACCATATACTGCAAGTCCATTAGATGGTCGACCTAGTGCTCCAAATAGAATAACAGTTACAGCAACAGCTTTTCCAATAACAGTTGGTGGTGGAGGAAACGGAGGAAATGGTGCTCCAAGTTCACCAAGAACCACTGGTAATGTTGGTTCACCTTCAAGTTTTTCAAGTATAACATCCGCAGGTGGTGGATTAGGAACTATTGGAGCAAATCCTGGTGGTCTTGCTCAAAATGGTGGTAATGGTGGTTCTGGTGGCGGAGGTGGTGGAAGAGCTTGCGGTGGAACTACTCCAAGCGGAGGAACAGGAAATACTCCTCCAGTCTCACCTGCACAAGGAACTAATGGAGGTGCTGGAAGAACTACATCTTCTCCCCCATCTTTAGATAATGGTGGCGGCGGAGGAGGTGCTACTGTTGCTGGTGGTGCTGCTGGTGGTGGTAATCCTGGTAATACTTCAGGTGGTGGCGGAACAGGAGCAACAACAAGTATTTCAGGAAGTCCATTATCTTACGCAGGTGGTGGCGGAGGTGGCACTGAAACAGGAACTGGTGCAGCTAGCCCATGCGGAACAGGAGGAAAAGGAGCACAATCGGATGATTCACCTTCAGGTAACGCAGAAGCAGACGCTGGAACTACAAATCGTGGTGGAGGTGGTGGAGGTGGAGCTGGTGGTAGCGGACCTGCAAATTCTATGAATGGTGCGAATGGTGGATCTGGTGTAGTAATAATAAGATACAAATTCCAGTAGTTGAATGAACAAAATTTATAATATATAATAGGAGATAATTATGGCACATTTTGCAAAACTAGGGGCTAACAGTAAAGTCATTCAAGTATTAACACTTGATAACAAAGATATGTTAAACGCTGATGGCAATGAAGATGAAACAGTAGGACAACAATATTTAGAACAACACAATAATTGGCCTGCACAAATGTGGATTCAAACATCTTACAATACATCTGGCAATCAACATAAAGATGGTGGTACACCTTTTAGAGGAAACTATGCAGGTATTGGTTATACTTGGGATGAAGATAATCAAATTTTTTGGCCTAAAAAACCATATGCGTCATGGGTAAAAAATATTACAACTGCAAATTGGGAATCACCAATAGGGGATGCTCCAGCATTGACAGAAGAACAGATTTCACAAAATGAAGCAGAAACTCATATGTGGGAATATTCTTGGAATGAAAATAATCAAACTTGGGATTTGACAGACTCTAAAGCATAAATTAATAATTGAGGTGGTATGCAAAAGAAGATTTTATCTGAACAAGCATTATATTATGGTGATGTAGCAATGCCTAAAGATTGGGACATTGACCGAGATAAATTATCAGGTGACATCTTACAATCAGTAATTCAAAACAAAGAATTTCCTTTTTCACGAACTTGGGATATGTTAAATACATATATGCGAGAACATATTAGTCTTGAGTATGGTTTTACTTTAGTAAACAAAGATACATGGGGAAATATTTTTAAACCTGCTGAACAAACAATACCTTTTGTAAATGTAGATCCAGTAGATTTGCGTAATTCTCCAGACTTTACATTGTTATATGGTGTGAAAGTCAAAAACTGTATGGTCAGAATACATTTTGAAGATAATAGACGTAAGGGAAGATCTTGGGATATAGAACTTAGAAATAATATGTTTATTATGTTTCCATCAACTAATATGTATTATTTAACTAATAATCAAAATGATAGTTTAAATTTTGTACAAACTATTTTGTATGAATATATCTAATTATTATTGGTATTTTAGTAGTGTATTAACACCAAGATTTTGTGATGATGTAATAGCATACGCTAATAAACAAAAAGAAGTCATGGCTAGAACAGGTGGCTTTGGCGATAGAAAATTAAAAAAAGAAGAAGTAAAAGATTTAAAAAGAAAAAGAAACTCTGATTTAGTTTGGTTAAATGATACTTGGATATATAAAGAATTACACCCATATGTTCACGAAGCAAATGCAAGAGCTGGTTGGAATTTTGATTGGGAAAGAAGTGAGTCTTGTCAATTTACGAAATATAAACACAATCAATATTATGATTGGCATTGCGATAGTTGGGATAAACCTTATGAAAAAGAAGGACCTGAAAAAGGTAAGATTCGAAAACTATCTATGACTTGTCAGTTGACAGATGGTTCAGAATATAAAGGTGGTGAATTAGAATTTGATTTTAGAAACTATGATCCACATATGCGAGATGAATCGAAGCATAGAATACAATGTAAAGAAATTTTACCTAAAGGTTCTATTATTGTGTTTCCTTCTTTTGTTTGGCATAGAGTTAAACCAGTAACTGCTGGCACAAGATATAGTCTTGTTGTTTGGCATTTAGGAAGGCCTTTTAAATAATGTATATAAATAATTATTTTAATACAACTATCTGGTCAGAACAAAAACCAGAGTTTGTTAAATCATTAAACAAAGCAAGTAACAAATATATTAAAGAAGCAAGAAACAGAGAAAAAGCACATATAAAAAAATGGGGTGATTTTGGAAGATCATATCACTCAACACCACTTACAGCTGACAATGACTTTTTGGATTTTAGAAATTACATTGGTCAAAAATCTTGGGAATATTTAGATCATCAAGGTTTTGATATGCAGCAATACACAACTATGTTTAGTGAGATGTGGGTACAAGAGTTTGCTAAAAAAGGTGGT